CCATCTTGTTTGTCGTTAAAGTGAACGGTAAATCTAAACTCTGGTTCAGGTATGTAATCTATTCTAATTAAAGCAGATAGCTGTGGAAATTTCTTTTGCTTATCAGACATATAACCAAATTGTCGTTTAGCACATTCTGATTTAATACAATAATTTCTAATAGGATCTTGATCACATAAATGACCTGCAGTAGGTTTTCTCCAAGATTTAATTTTTTCTAAAACTTTTTTGTCTCCCCACTCTTCATCATATAAAATATATTTTCTTGCACCATCTAAAACTTTTTTCTCCCAAAGATCTGGATGTTTTTTCTTACAAAAAACCATGTAGTTAAATAAAAATCTGTCCCTTTCATCAGGTAATTTATTACTATCATCAATTGTTTTTGATATAGCTTGTAGACATGGAGGGCCATCATTAAATTCTTCTGCACCTCCAACTAATATTTTACTAATATGGTCATCAATAAACTCATTTAATTCTTTTTCTGTTTTTAAATTTGCTTCTACAACTTGAATGTATTGATTAAAATTAAACTCAGTGCCATCAAGATTTAAAGCAACTCTTTCTACTTTGTTGTAGTAAGGTAAGTTAATAAAATTACCATTTGTAAAACTACCATCTGGCCCTGTTCCAAGTTCCGTTTGCTTTGGATAAATTTCTGTTGTTGGTTTTAGTTCAAGTGTATATAATAGTTTGTCCAAAAAATTTCTTAAAAAGCTTGCTTTTACTTTTTCTTTTGTATGCACATAGATGTGGAGTCCACCACTTTTTGATTTCACTGGTATAACTGGAAGTTTATTTTTTTCTATTATTTCTAAA